TGGCACATAAAAAACCTCCTAGGTTCACTACCTTAATGGTAGCACAACCTAAGAGGTTTTTATAATTAACTGTTAGTTAATATGGTACGGCATCAGTTCGTTTCCGCGATTACGACCGCTTGGTCTGTGATTAGACCTAGGCCGAAGATTGAGTACCAAGCAAGAGCGTGCTCACGACCGAAGTCCAAGATACCGCCATCGCGTAGTTCAACTGGAAGTGAGATTGCGTGACCGAATGCGTTATCTCCAATGAAGATAGCTGAGTAACGGTCAGATGAACCATTTCCTGTGTAGGTAGCAGGAGTTGTGTATCCTCCACCAGGTGTTACTGTTGGGTTAGCAACAGCTGTATCAGCGGTGTAAGAAGTTCCAGCACCGCCAGCAACCTTGAGAACCTGTGTTGTCTCAATGAATACTGTGTCGTACAAGCGGCCAATTTCACCGAGCATGAAGTTACCTGGAGCAGCGTACTTGGTTACTTCAATGAACTCAGGATTGTCACGAAGCTTACGGCTTTGGTGTGGGTGCACGAAAGCAACGTATGTCTCGCCCAAGCGAGGGATGTTCTTGGTTGAGAGTGTCTCAACTGCATCCTTAACTGTGTGGGTTGTGAGGTTGTATGTACCTGTCATTGAAGCACGGTTTGTGCCCTTTGTTCCATCTGCATACCAGTTGTTAACAGCTGTAAGAGCTGAGCGGTCTTCACCGTAGATGGTTGAAGTTGCTGCATAGAGTGTGTCGCGTGAGAGCTGGTCAAGGTAAACAGCCATGTTACGTCCAAGAAGACGTGAAGCTGATGCCATAACGTCATCGAATGATGCGTTAAGAAGAAGCTCTGAAACAGCAAGAGCATAACCATGCTCAGCAACAGTGATTGAGAACTGTTGTGCTGTCAATGCGTTTGTCTGCATACGTACACCTTCGACGAGCGGTGAAGCAAAGCCGAGGTTGTTGTAACGCATGAAGTTGATTTGTAGACCAGGAGCAACGCCTAGTTCTGTCTTCTTAACAGCGAACTGTTCGAAGCGAAGAATTGGCATAGCCTGGAACAAGATTTCCTTAGACCAGATGGTCTGGATTGCTTGTGTGAGTTGGGTATTTGTACCCGAATAAGCTGTTGGGGAAGCGGCGAGATTGCCTGTTCCTGTGATTCCTGAAGCCATTTAAATGGTTCCTCTTTCTAAAGGGATTTGAGTGGGATTGGGTTTAACCGAGGATGCCTGAAGTTTTTCCCTGAGCCGCTGGGCTCAAAAGACGACTTCGGTATTTAGCGTATTCATTCATAGGCATTGCTGAAATGTCTTCAGCGGTGAACTGACGATTCTCCGAATTGACTTCCAAAGCACCAGCTGGTGGGAGGGTTGCTCGTGTACCAACCATGCTTTGACGCTGAGCTTGCTGTGCTTGCATAGCGTCTTCAAAAATACTTGCTGTTTGAGCCTTCAAGTCTTCCAAGCTAGACACAAGCTCTTCAGGTGTATCACCTTGAAGATACTTGAGAAGCTGTGGCATAACATTGTCGCGCTCTTGCTCTATTAAGTTTTGTTTAAAGCTTTGAAGTTCAGCAAATGAACGTTCACGCTCCAGAAGAGCGAAGGCACGTTGCGTCTCCTGACGCTCACGCTCCAACTGCTCCTTAAGCTCTTGAGCTGTTAGCTTGATAAGGTCCTTAGCTTCAAGTTCCTCTTCAAGTTTCTCGCGTTGCTTAGTTTCTTTCTTAGCTGCCTTAGCAGCTTCTTCTTCAGCTTTGCGAGCAGCTTTTTCAGCGGCTTTTTCTTCTCGTTCTTTTTTAAGCGATAGGACTTCGTTCTTTAGCTGTTCAATTTCAGGATAGAGTTTGCTCTTTTCCTGTGAACGAACCTTTGCTAAATCTTCCTCAGTATAAAACTTTGGAGTTGCGGTCTGTTCGCTTTTTCCAGAAGTAACAGTAGGCGCGTCAACGCCAGACACATTTACTACTGGAGCGGTGTTTGACTCTGCTTCAAAAGCATTAGCCATGTTTTCTGCTGTACTCATAGATTTATTCCTTACGTCCTAGGGGTCGTTTTCCGATGTGAGAGCACGTATGACCTAACAGTTGTATTACTATTTTTGCTTTATTGCACAAAAAATTCAGCGTAAACGCTTAGTTTTCGTACTCTTCTGGAACACGTCGCTGTGGCAACATAGTTCCATAAGCTTCCGTAACAAGCTTGTTACGTAAGTCCATTTCGCCCATATTTGCAGCCTTCAGAGCCTCATCCATTACTGGAGCTACTGGCTGCATTGGTGGTGTTGTTTCCCCAGTTGAAGGTGCTCCAGCGGCAGGCTGACCATCTTGCATAAGAGGTGCGCCACCAGTACCTACGAGGGAACCAGTTAGTTGAGCAATTTCTGTTTCAATCTGTGTCTGAAGGAGCTTTAGGGCGCCATCAGCTGTTGCATCATCAAGAAGCTCTTGACGGATTTCATTAAGCTTCTCTGCAGGGAATTCTTCGCCCAAAGTACGAAGAGCACCTTCTTTTGATTCCAAGCCCAAAGAAAGAAGGCTCTGAATCTCATTGAGAGCAATAAGTTTGTCAAGAGGAAGAGGCTGTGGGAAATGCGCATATGAACGGTATGTAATTGGGTCATTAGGGTCCAAGCGGTCAAGCTGGCCCTTCTTGAGCTTTACATCTGTAGTTGGGTCCCATGTAAATGTCTCTGGTTCTTTGATAGCAAGGCTTAGGAGAATAAGCTCATTTACGCGCTCTAGACCGTGAGCGTATTGAATAATCTTCTGGTGGTAGCGATTCATCAATGGTTGGAATTGGATAGAGAGTGCTACACCAGAAGTATTTGAAATTGGTTGGGCTTGGCCAAGAGCTGTCTCAGGTACGCCAATCATCTCGTGCATAGCCTTCTTAAGCATAGCCAAGAAGTCCATAGCGCCTTTTAGTCCTTGTGCTCCACCTTCAAGATTCTCGACCTTAGCATCTTTTGGTAGTCCACCCCAGACTTTATTTGCGCCCTTTTCGAGCTGTGAGGCTTTTGCACCGATAATGACTGTGACTGGAGCAGCATGGTAGTTAACAATGTCGGCAATGTCAGTAGCAGTTTCGTTATAAGTACGGTTAATGTTAATAATGTCGTTGCAATCAGATAGGCCCCAAGGAGAACCACTGATACGAACATTTGGTATATGAATAACAGGAATAGTGCCGAGCGGATTAGGGCGCGAATCAATAAGTTCATCATTGATGTACTCCTCAATCATGTCATCCGTTAGGATTTCGGTGTACGTAAAGACTTGACGCGTTCCCTCCAACGACGTACCCCAGAAGCGATACTTAAGCTTAAAACGAATAAGGCGCTCACGGTCGTGAGGATGAAACTCAGGAAAGGCGAAAGATGAATTGAGAGGTAGGATACGAACACGTCCAGGATGAGAACGGCCAGCAGTGTCCATAAAAGCTTCTTCATAAGCAACCTTAATAAAGCAGTCTCCAGATACAGACCCTTGTTGTCCAATTTCCCAAAGGACTGTAGCTTTATTGTTGTCTACTTCCCAAACTCGCTCAAGCAGGTCTGGAACAATAGCTTCCGTTTCTTTCGGGGAACGGAAAGATACCCCTTTACCGAAAGTGAAGTTAATAACGAAATCTGTAAAAGCGCGGTAGTAATTGAGCGCAATTTGTGATTCGCCTACTTGACGGCGGTAAGAATAATGATGGCCTAGGTACATAGCCCAGTTTAGGGAGTAGCGATTTAGGCGAGGTCCATGAACCTCGAACTCCTCATCAGCCAGCTCTACAAGTCCCAATGGGGAGATGGAGATGGTTAAGTCGCTTGACGCCGCCCTATAACTAGGGGGTGAAAAGTCAATTGAACTCACTTACATCCTTCCCAAAAACATATAGCTAACTCTAACATAATTGTCGACAAATCTATAAAATTTTGTTAGTGTTTTGCTTCGTAAACCATTGGCTTTCCAACCACTGGCTTACTAATTCTTTTTTTAGCGGCTTCTTCTTTTTTCTCTAAAGCTTCGTGCGCGTAGTCGCGCATACGTGGGTCAACTTCCCTTTTAGATTTTACGAATTGTCCGCCCATTTGAACGTACTTGGCGTGAATCCAGTGCGCCTTTGCAGGAGAGTTTTTAGAAAACTTAGCTCCAGCTTGGGTAGTAATCATGTTATAAAGTTTTGGATTGGCAGGAGTTTGTGTCGGGCTTTCCTTTACTTCTTTACCTCGGATGAGGGCCACAACTACTCCTTAGAAATGATGGGCCCCAAATTAATGGGGCCCGATATTTAATTAACTTAGTCTTGAACTACTGCTGGGTTCAAGCGTTGTTGGTGTGAACCGCTACGCATAACCTCTTCAATGCGGTTATCGCCGTGGTCAGCAAATCCGCCCTTAGCAAACTCTGAAAGAGTGTTAGGAGCTTCTACCCATGCAGCAGAACCGACGTGTGCGCGTTCACGCATTGTCTCTTCAGCTGGCTTTTCAAAAACATTTGCATTGCGGTTTGGACGACCTGCAGCAGGTGTGCAACCTT